TTGGGCGCTTATCGGTGCGTTGCTCTGATCCACGGTTAAGCTGGGATAGGGCGATAATAGGTATCTCAAGTTCTTTAGCCAAGAGTTTGAGGCTACGAGAAATTTCGGATACTTCCTGTTGCCGGCTCTCATTTTTGCGTCCAGTAGTCATGAGCTGCAGGTAGTCTACAACAATAAGTTCTAGCCCGTACTGTTTCTTGAGTTTACGGCATTTTGACCGGATTTCCACTAATGTGTTTTGGGGTGAGTCGTCAACGAATAATGGCGAGTTACCGAGTCTTTGTTGAACATCAATAGTGCGTTCCCATTCTGATTGGTCTAGGTCACCTTTTTTAAGTCTGTTCATGGGGAGTGTGGCTTCTGCTGAGATGATGCGCATACCAATTTCTGTGCTACCCATCTCTAGGGAGAAGAACACCGTGGATTTGTTGTTGTGCAGGGCTGCTGCTCTAGCAACATCAATGGCCATTGTTGATTTACCAACACCTGGACGTGCCGCAATAACAATCATTTGCCCAGGATGTAACCCACCGGTCATATCATCAAAATCAATGAACCCTGTTGGTACACCGTATACTCCGTCTGGACGATTGGAGTTTTCTTGGATTTCGTCTAGGGTTGCCCCCATGACATCAATGAAGGGTTTGTAGTCTTCTTGACCTGCACTGGTGTTCTCAAACAGTGAATCTAAAGCACCCTGCGCTTCACCAAAGAGAGAATCAACCTCCTCAACATCCTTATACCCGAGCTCAGTGATTTTACCGCCAGCACGGATCAGGGCACGTTTCATCGCATAATCTTTGACTATCCTCGCATAATAGGAAACCGAACCAGAGTTCGAATCATACTCAATAACCCGGAAAACATAAGCATCCCCACCAACCTCCTGCAGGACACCCTTACGGCGAAGCTCCTCAATAACAGTGATAGTGTCAGTAGGCGAATTCTTCCCATACAGGTCAAGGATCGCACCAAAAATACGTTCATGAGCAAGAGAATAAAAATCCTCCTGCAACAACCCAGTATTAACAACCTCAGCAATAGCATCAGAGGACATAAGCATACCCCCCAAAACCATTTTCTCTGCCTCCGTGTTATGAGGCATAACATAGTTTTGAGGGGTATCCATTGTCTTTTCTGTTCCTTATAAAAATCCTTGCTATAGGTTATAGCGTCCAAAAATTCTGTCGCATTTTGCGAATACAGAATAACATGATTATCGTAATATACCTAATTGTTAAACAAATCGTGTGCCTTCTGGTAGAGGGCATCTAGGGTGGAATTATTAGCAACCACCATATCAAAATCCTGGTAGGTGACAGACTTCTCCGAAGCATGCCCAGAGTTAGCGTCCTTATCTTCCTCAAAGTTGGGGCGCTCAACCCAAACCAGTGTACCACCAGCATCACGGATAGCTTGTGCCTCATTAGGGAAACGGATACCTGTTACAGCAACATTTTTGCCAGAATCTAAATGTTTTCTTACGGTATCAAGCATCTTATCTACCCAAACGTTTTCACCGAACATTTTACGCCCAGATTCGGTGCCTTTAACCTGCAACATTCTACGAATCTCTGGATGTTTCTTTGCTTCTACCCAATCATTATTGTGCTGGGCAAGGAAGTCTGCTACCCGAATAAGGTTGCCTTGATTATCAACACCAATATAGTTGTTATCGGTGAGCACAAGATCGTATAGTGGTTCAGCCATACCAACAATAACCCAATCGTCGCCGAGTCCTTTAGCGAACTCGTCTTTGCCGTGTCGTTTCCTGCCGCCTAGCCCAAGAAGTTTTGGCATGATCATATTTTCCTTTTCTGATAGTTCTTGTGGTGTACTTGATTATATCGTGTGAGGTGCTGGTATACCTTTGATTCTGTGTATGTTAGCCATATGGGTTTCATGGTTAACTAACCCACTGTTCAAGAGGATACGTAGTAGCCAGCCCCCAATACTTATGGTGCAAACAACACCTAATACGGTTGCCATGTATGTTTGTGAATACAGGAATATTTCTACACGATTATGTGAAATACTAGGGGCAAGGTTAATGCTTTGGATACCAACAAGAAGGTTATGGATAGATACCCCGCTGAATCCAAGAAGACAGAAAAGTACGAAGTACATGATGTCTTCCACATTGGATGGTAGAGCCACGATACGGTTGATACCACCCGAGTAATAGGTGATAGGTATCAGAATAAATAGGAAACCTAGTACCCCTATGGTGTTGGTGTTGAAGTATTTGAGTGTTTCATCGAACAGTTGGTTTAGGAATAATCCTAAGCTTGTGAGTCCAAGATTTTCTGTTGTTTGTATCATGATTTTTCCTCTTCTTGTCGGTGAAGTGTGGATGTTGTTTTCTGGTAATAACCATAACATATTGTAAGCATGTTATTAGAATATTTACGAGAATATTTATTTATAAAAATTTCTGGGGTGCACCTATAATCAAGCACACCCCAGAAATTAGCCTCTACTACAACAAGTGAGATCACCACACGCTATAAAAAGAAGAACAAGACAATGGTGTTGCCCCTAAAACACCAACCATATATCTCACAAATATTTTGTGAGTCCTACTCTCGTCATTCTCAAAATCATAAATATCATAGATTTCCGTTTCTCCATGATGGTTACGATCAATGAAACAAATATCATGGATTTTAGGTAACCCAATAAAACGACCCAAATGGTACATGACTGCAACATTCTGTGTAGCATAGATCATCTGCTTAACAGGTGCCGATTCATCAAAATCAAGCATACCGTTGTTAATGCCTTCTAACAAAGCATACACAAGCTCAGGATGCACGCCTTCCCCAAAATCATCAGCAATAACGAACCGACCATCATACAGAGCTGAAACAATCCCAATAGTGGTTTTAACCCATTCCTGCAGCTTCGGTGATAGCTCATCCAGATCGTCAGCAACAATCTCACCAAAAGGCTTATCTGAACCATCTGCGGCACCAATAAAGGTTGCAATAATTTCATCGGAGGTAAGCCCCTGATCTTCCAGAAGTTTATGGCTCATGTACATGTTTTCTGGTGAGGCATAGAAGAATCCTAACAGGTATCTGAGGACTTTCAAAGAGTCTTCATCTAATAGTTCACGCAGTAGAAGCTTATAGGCGAGCAAAACTGAATTACCTAATGATTCGACACCATATTTACTGTGATCATCTCTATCAAAGATATTCACTGTGTCTGGGTCATCATTGTCTTCATTATCGTAGTCTGATGCCGCCATATACTCAAGGGACTCGTGGGTGATGCCTGAGTCGTCTATGGAGTAGCCGTAAACATATACCCTATCTTTATGTTCAACAGCCCAAGCATACGTGGATTCCTGATCTGACGCATTCTTATTAGGGGTATAAGATCCCTCCTGTCCCTGCAACCCTGAAACGATGCTGTAGCAAGCTTCCAAGAAGTTAGTTTTACCCCCACTGTTGGGTCCATACACGCCCACAGTGGTGAATGGTGTACCGTCCTCATGGGTGAAGAATATGCCCTGTTTGGTTTTGAAGTTTTTGTGGTTTTCAACCCAAAAGTTCATTAGACGCATAATGTGGTTCTCCTTATTATTGTGATGGGGGTACAGGGTTTTGGTTTATTGGACGTGAAATATAGTAGCATGATCCCACCAATATTCCATTATTCTCGCTGTAATATTTCCTTAATATTCCCGCAAAGAACCACGGGGGGCAGATGTGGTGGTATAGTGTGATTAATCTACACAAAAGTTGAAAGGAGACCAGAATACTATGGGTGTACTAAAAACTATCAAGTATCACATCATTAAAGCTATTGCTGCGGTAATCTTACTGTCACTTCTAGCATGGAATAAAATCTGCTACCACATGGATGCATGGGTTGAAGACTACTTAATTCTGAGTTCAGGAACATTTATAACCTCTGCTGCTGTTTATTTCACGACTCCTGAGAAGCCACTATGGAATTTAGCTATCATATTGATATCTGGTCCCATATTCGTGTTTAGTGCTGTTTATCATCACACGTACTGGAAATACTGGGATAGCCAGCGTGTAAAAGTAGCCCAATTGGGGAATTAAATTAGCAACTTTATGTACACATATGAAAACTAGTTTAGGAGGTGAATAGGTTGAAGAAAACAGAGTCTTCCACGAAGCCCTATTGGCTATCACGAAAATATGTTATTGAAGTTTTCAAAATATTGGTGGTTAATATAGTTGGTGCTTGGTGTTTTGCTTCGGGTTATCCATTTCGGTGGATTCTTGATATGCCTAAATTCTTTGCTGGGGTTTTTGGTGTTCACACCGAGAATATGTACTTCAAGGAAATTGGTGAAGA